TCATTAAATAGAGTGAGTATTTGTGATAAAGATACTTTAGGATAATCATGAAACACTTCAAAGGCGTCAAATACAATACATGGTTCGTCAAGATCTATTAACTCGAAGGCATGTACACGAAATGTGCCAGGATGAAATGCCATCTTATATTTGATATCACCAACATTATTAAATGATGGTCTTACCACGCCAGTTACTGGTTCCCTACAGCCTTGTTTTTTAATATCATTGATCAACCAATTCATTTTGATTAACCAACGATATGCATACTCAGCAGTTCCTTTTTCTGGTGAATGAAAGAATTCGTCGTAATCTGGCTTTTCTTCGTAATTTTGAAATTCAGATACAATATCACCAAATAATTCTGCTGATCTTTTTGTTCCAAGTCTATCGAAAATAATAGAAAATGGCACTAATCTGACATGGCTAAAGTCTTCATAGTACCTTTCTATTTGTGTGCCTGTAATGTCTTCTTTTTTACCAGTATAAAGTATATGATAAAAATACGACAGTTCAGAATTGTCTACAATCATCCAACAATAATCTCGTAAATCTCTTTCCAGTTTTGTACACGAACAAATGCATTTTCATTGTTAGCATTATGTCCATGCGCCATCAGCAAGCTATTCAGGCCAACTTTTTGACCAGCGAGTGCATTTTCTGGCTTGTCTTCTAGCCAATAGCAACCACTACCTTCATACTTAGCTAGCGCTTCATCCTTATCAGCGCCGCAGTCGAGGTACACGTATTTCTCAAAGACTGTATGACCAAACGTCTCACAGAGATTTTTCGTCCTGAGATGTTGGGCATACTCATCATCACTCAACGATGTGATAACATGAAAGATAAAACCATGCTCTTCATGAAGTTTGCGAATATACTTGATAGCATCTCGTAGAGGTGGTAGCTTACGAATGGAGGCAGACTCATTGAACATACGAGTCAATCTCTTTTTCTCAGCAAAACCCACCTCATACTTCTTACCAATGTCATACTCTTCAGGATGATGAATACGGTAACCATGGCGTTTCATCCACTGATCGAATGAGTACATCCAATCGAGCATGACTCCGTCACAATCGGTAAGTATTAATTTCTCTCTCATACTACTAAACCAGTTGTTGCTTGTAACCACATCTTTGAAACTTCTTCTGCAGTGTCACACATCAAAATAATTGCCGCTCTATTAAAAGCAATTTCTTCTGGTTCTCTTACTCCTGTCAAACAAACACTCGGTGCAAAACCTACACCTTTTTCTGTTTGAACAAAAGCTCTTGGTCTTTCGAGAGTAATAACTAAGTCATCCATATCTTTCAGACGACCTACCATTTCACCGCCAGCTGTTACTAATGTTACTACATCACTCATTATTTAAATACTCCAAAATATTTCCAGGCGCTGACTCACCGTAAGGATCAGACTCACAGTTGTCTTCAAAACCAGGTTCTATGAATTCAGCTTCGATAGTCTTGTCGTTGACAATTAACGCATAGCGCCATGATCGCTGACCAAAACCGAGATTATCTTTATCGACTAGCATACCCATCCTTCGAGTAAACTCACCGCTTCCATCGGGAATGACTTGCACATTCTTTAACTTTTGATCTTTTGCCCACGCATTCATAACAAACGAGTCATTAACAGATAGACAATAAATTGCATCAATGCCTTTCGTCGCAAACGCTGGAAATAGCATCTCAAAATCGGGCAATTGATATGTTGAACATGTTGGGGTGAATGCACCAGGCAGAGAGAACAAAATGACTCGCTTATTTGCGAAGAGTTCTTCTGTGGTTACATCTTGCCAGCGGTAAGGATTGTCACCGCCAATTGATTCGTCGCGTACACGTGTTTTGAACGTGACATCGGGTAAAACTTTACGTAGCATGCTATATTTCTCCTTCATAGTATTTGTCAAATTTCTTCTTGCTCTTTTCAACTCGCTTGAGGAATTTATCTTCGTCAATGTCGAGTGTCTGTAGCAGAGCGGTTATCATAACGAGAGCATCAGCAGCTTCTTCGAGCACTTTGCCTTCGTTTCGTTTTCCCCCACGATTTAAGTATTTTGAACATGCCTGAACGAGTTCACCACATTCTTCCATCGCTTTTACTATTACATCATCTGTCATGAACTATCTCAGCATCTTCTTTAGCAATATAGTTCAAGAACCTGACACCAAACTCGTTGTCAGGTAGTTGACGTGTAAGATATTCTGTAGCGAATGTTTCGATTAGCGGAAAGGTCTCACCAACGTGGGTCGAGTACCATTTGCTTTGGTCGCTGCATTTTGTAATCTTCAATAATTCCATAGACAAATCCTGCCCACTTTTCATGTTCTTGTAAGAAAGAGACCGTAAGGCCTTCTTCGCGGCCATGGGCTTCGATTTCCCATGGTTGTTCATAATAATCCATCTTATCGTGGTCAATCTTTTGCTTATGCCAACGAGTTAGATTGGGATGACGATCATACGAGTACATCTCGCCACGAGCCCACTGTTTAACGTGGACCATTTCGTGGCAGATGACACGTACAAATTCTTGCAGATCTTCCATTGTATCAACACGAATAGTGTAGTCTTTTGGTCGAACAACTGCATCTACATATTCGTAGATGACGTCTGCGTGTATGCCTTCGTTTTCTACTAGATCCTTGACACCAATAACAGTGATCTGTAGATCTTTGATACGAGGCATGAGTTTCTTCGCACAGAAAGGAATAAGATCCCGAATCAGCTTGCGCTGGACGGGAGTAAGCTTTTTGGTGTATACTGTAGTCATACAATCTCCAATTTAGATGCCCATTCTACTATACGGGGCTTCATTTGTACATGCCGACTAGTAACATTTTTTTTCATAAGAAAATCAATAACTTGCGTCTACTTCTTCTTATTCCCTATATTATACTTAGCCACCAGTTCCCAATCATTCTTGTCCTTATGGGCAATGATTTTGATCTGATTCATAGGGGCTGCTGGATCTTCGATACTTCCTTCGTTTACGACTGAAATGAGATTCCAGTCTGAAAGAAGCTTAGTAATTGTATTGCGTCTGCCTTGGTCCTCTTCAGAGAAATTTGTAGGCTTGCCGTCAAGGGCAAACAATTCTTTGAAGTGAACGATATAGTACTTGCCACGTTTATGTAAGATGTGACATGACTGATAGAGTTTCTTTTCTTTGGGAGATGCAATGCCGATACGTGTAAGTGTTTCACGTACCTTCAGGAAATCGTCTTGACTCTGGAGGGTAACTTCAACTAGAGATTCTACCGCACTCATACTAACCACCTTTTTCTAATTTTTCTTTTATTTTTTTTATTTGCTCATCAGACAGGATAGTTAGTGCTTGTGCTGCTCTCTCATTACTGAAACCATAGAACTCTGCAACTGCTTCCACATCACTGTCTTGCTCTTTTTTAAACCACTTTGAGAATCTTTTTCGTGGCCTAACAATATTTATAAGAAACTCGTATTGAAGCTTGTGGTCGAGCTCGTGGTGGATATTCATCTCATTTGCGAGACAAACAGTATCTTGAAAGTATGATAGACCGCGATTAACAATGAAGGCATTGTAGTCTTTCTCTGCGAGAGAGTCATTCTCTGTATCTCGCATCATATTATTCTTTGTGACATTAATGGAGTTCAGATAGTCAAAGGGACTCGTCGCCATAGTGCTCCTCCGTTTTCTTTTGTATAATATCCATCAACTTCTCACATTCTTCACATACATCGAACGCATAATCACCCATGTATATTACAGCTGGTTCTTCAGGGAGTACATTATTGCATTCAGGTATTTCACAGGTTCTCTTCTGCTTTCTCTTAAACATCACCACCATCCTAAATTATGACCATTATGTATGATTATAAAAAAACAGGTAATCACATGGAGGAGCCACCAGAAGGTCCTGATGATGGCTACTGCATCTGCTTGTGTATCTGTCTCACCAACTTTTTCACCGAGTGATTTGGCCCAAATTCTCCACATTACGAGAACTCGCAGTTGACCATGATTTCGGTGAGGCACGCAGTCATATTGATCTCATGATCGGCAACGAATGCATCCTTGTATTGATAATCGGCGAGGATGAGAACGAGTTGCGGCACACTGCCAGGTTTCATAAAGTCAGAACACTTGTTGTAGATCTGACGGAAGATGGTAGCTGCTTCTACGTCTGAGTTATCTGCGACCCACTTTCTGACGGTGGTAAAGTCTTTGTCTCGTAAAGCTCCAACAAGATTGTGTAGTGTAGCCTCATGTAAATTAGCGAGTACACCAGTGTCAATCCTGCCAGTAGCAGAGTATCGTTGTAGTTCATTCAGAATCCTTCGATTATCTGGAAAGTATTTACTAATTACCTCGGCAACTGCTTTCTGATCGAAGTCTACATTCTCTGTCTTGAGGATGTTGATGACTCGTTTGAAGAGTTGGGCTGCCATATCTGGCTTGTCATCTTTCGCAATCTTAAACTCGATCACACTACATCGAGAGTGAAGAGGATCGATGATCTTGTTCTTGAAGTTACAAGTTAGAATAAATCCACAATTCTTGGAGTATTCTTCCATGAAGTTGCGAAGTGCTGGTTGAGTAGAGTTTGGATTGAGGTAGTCTGCTTCGTCGAGGATGACGTACTTACGACCACCGCTGAGTGAGACTGATGAGGCAAACTGTTGAATCTCTACACGAAGTGTATCGATATTGCCATTCATCGAACCATTAATGACGATGTAGTCGCAGTCGAGTTCTTCTAGCATTGCTCGAGCGACTGTCGTCTTACCTACACCAGGACCACCAGTGAGAATGAGGTTTGGAATATTGTCTTGATCGACAAACTGTTGAAATGTTTTCTTCAGATCAACAGGTAGAATTGTATCACTTACAGTTTTGGGACGATACTTCTCGACCCATAAAAAATCATCACGCATATATCACCTACTATCATAAAATAAAATGCCAGTCGCCCCATCCCTTCGCGCATTGGCAGACACGTCAAGTTGTTCCGTGCCCCCTTTTGATCGTATTACTCGAAGGTTGAGTTAGCTTCGAGGCTGATCCAATACTCTACATCGTCGGACACAAAGTGAGAAATGCCCTTCGAGGAAAGACTTACCGTGTAGGAGGACGGCAAGATC